TAGAAGGTAAAGCTGGAACCGGTACGTTGGTTATGCCGGTGCAGCTGCTGTAATCGACGCGCCGCGATTGGGCGGCGTAGGCGGATGGGGTGTTTTTCTCACGCTTCTCCTTGTGCATCCCTGCCGCCTACATCGCCCAATGGTGGGTGATAACAAAACGAAGGAGCTGTATTATGAAGTATTCAACGTATAGGAAGTATATCGATCGCAAGGTTGACGCTCTGCCCATTTAATAACTGCCGGGCACAACGAAGGGAGAATGAAAATGAGAATTGTAAAGACTAGAATAAGGCGTAAGCATAGTGAATGTTGGGGATTTGATCCTGATCCGTGGCGCGACTGGAAAATTCAGTGGGCGCTCAAATATGCCATGAAACTCTATCACCATTATCGAATGACGACGGCTGATGCAGCCATTAAACATGCGATCCGCATGGTTGACTACCGCATTCGTCAATTCGAGAAGGAGATGGACAAGGAGAGTGAGAAAGAGAATCAGGATCGGCTTGTTGCGATGACCGCGAACGAGGACGGTGCGCAGTTTAGCGATGACGATATACCATTTTAGAGGAGGATTATATGATTCCTTATTTAACAAGTGATTATGAACTTGAATCTGCATACACTCATGCAAATTATGAGATCGAACGCAAAAGAGCAGCTCTAAACAGTGTGAACGAAGTTATAGATGCTCTTTACGATAGGCTAGACGTTCATTCTTATTCAGGTGCGTTTGATGTGATCGAAGAGGTCAGAAAAAAGAAGTACGACGAATGGAAAATTGCGAGCGAAAACTACGATGTCGCCTGGGAGGCTTATAAGTCTGACTGTGCCAGGCGTCACAAAGAGTTTAACGAGGCATGGATTAAAGAATATGGCGAGGATACACTGCCATTCTAACGAGGAGAAACGATCATGGAAACGAAGGAATATCACGAGCGATTTTTACACGGACTGAAGGTCGGCGACGCCTGTTTGGGCTGGAGGAACTGCGATCAGGAATACGCAACAAATCAATTTAATGCGTGTTGGAAGACAGCTGAAGTAGAGCTGATTAACCTGATAATTAAAACAATGAAGGGAGAAAAAGGAATGCTGCACACAAAAGAATATTACGAGGGTTTCATGGCAGGGATGAAGGTTGCGCAGGGAATCTGGAGTCTCGATTCATCATGGGAACAAAAACGCGAGTGCTGGAAAATGGCTGTAAATCAGGCAAAAGATGCAATTCACGAATGGGAGCTTAAAGAAAAGGCTTGGGAAGAGTCTGAGACTGAGCTGAGATGGGCTGATTTGTAACGGGTATTTGAGCGGACTCCACATCCGCAAAAACACGCGCACAAACCGCCCAAATTTGCCGTTTTGCGCGGCTTTTTGGGGTTAGGCGAGTAAACGCCCGTCTAACACCCAAAAACACGCGGTAACGCAAAAAAAAACAAACAACCGAACGGACTTCACATCCGGGGAAACTATAACATCCATTTAACGAAAGGAGAAAAAACAATGGATGAGAATTTATTGTCACGTGTAGCCCACACCATTACACATTTTGGTGATGATCCACTTTTTGACTATGGCATCCTCGGAGGGGTTGTCGGCATGGCCGCCGGTATGATATACTGCATCGCAACTGGCAAGGTGAGTGACGACACCATCACGATGGATCGTGAAGACTATTCATGGAGGGAATAATTATGAATCCGATTATTACATCGTCGGAGATAGACTGCTTTTTAACTTGTCAGCGCAAACATTATCTGCGCTATGTAAAGCAGATTGTATCTACAAGAAAAGAACCGTCAATGGACTTTGGATCGGCTGTACACGCTGGACTTGAGGAATATTTCAAAGCATTTCTCATGCGTGAGGATGGCAATCACGACACTGCAAAGCGTATGGCTGCCGATGTTATCCGTGAGAAATCCGAAGAGCTTGGATTGGAGCCATTCGACGAAGAAAAGGCCGTCAGCATGGTCAACGCATACTGTGATTATTGGCGTTATAACGACGACGATCCTTTGCGAGATTTTGAAGTGTTGGACGTTGAAGTAACGTTATTTGTTCCAATGAATCTGCATACAAGAAAAGGATCTTCTATTGCCAAATGCTCATTATCCGGAAAGCTCGACGCATTGCTGAGGCATAAAAAATCAGGGAAGTTATATATCCTAGATCATAAAACAGCCTCCTCACCTTCACCTGAGTATTTCGAGAAAGTTGCATTTGACAATCAAATGACATTCTATGCAATCATGCTTGAATATCTGTATCAGGAAGAATGGTTCAGGCTTAAATACAATCTTCATGAACCTACGTTTGATGGAGGATACAAATCAATCGTTGGCGGTGTGATTTACGATGTGCTTTCAAAACCTTCGATCAGGATAAAGAAAGCTGAATCAAATGAGGATTTCTTGAATCGGTATGAGCAGGAATTGAAAGAAGGCGATTACTTCACCAGATATCGTCTGGATTACACAAAAGACGATGAAGAGTACAGATTTGATCGCTCAATAGATTTAATCAGGATTTTGCGCAGAATTTCAAAAGATTCAAATGTGCTTACCTATCCGAACACTTCAGCCTGCCTTATGTATTCGGGATGTCCTTATTTCGGAATATGCAAAAAGCGGCAACGTAAAAACGACATTGATGTGTGTGAAGGTTACAAAACACTGGCTCGACACAACGAGCTAGACTTACCAGAAACGGAGGTGTGATGTGGCATTTCAGAAAGCGACAAAACAGAATGCAACGATTAAGCTGGCGCTGACCGGCCCGAGTGGCTCCGGTAAAACATACAGTGCATTGCTTATAGCGAAGGGGCTTGGTGGCAATACAGCCTTGCTTGATACCGAGTTTGGATCCGCATCCTTGTATTCAGATATATTTGAATTCGATACGTGGGACGAACAGGATCCGAACGGTTTTCCACCTGAATATTACATCCGGGTGATTAAGGCAGCCGAGGCCGCAGGCTATCAGAATCTTATCATCGACTCTCTGTCCCACGAATGGAGCGGTCGCGGTGGTTGTCTGGAGATCGCAGATGCGCTCGGCAAAACAAAGTTCCGTGGGAATAGCTACGTTGCATGGGGTGAAGTTACACCGCGCCACAATAAACTAATAGAGGCTATTGTAGGCGCTAGAATTAATATTATTGCAACTATGCGCGCCAAAACTGAGTATGCGCTGAACAAAGACGAGAAAACAGGCAAAACAACGCCTCAGAAACTTGGCCTCGGTGCGGTACAAAGGGACGGCATGGACTACGAGTTTACAACTATGTTTGAACTGGATCGCGACTCACACATCGCTAACGCGGGCAAAGATAGAACCTCGCTATTCCGCGATCCCTTTCTCATTACAGAAGAGACGGGAAAGAGGCTTGCAGATTGGCTCACTAAGCCTGCTCCTAAAGAGAAACGCGATCCCCGTCAGTATGTTTACGAGTGCAGAGACAAGACACTCGCAAACGGTGGAAGCATAGAAGAGGTGTGCAACGCATACTCGGCCTGGCTTCAACTCCCTAGTCCAATCCCGCTCGAAGAGATGACCGACGAACAAATCAGGCAGTTGGCCATTAAACTCTACAAGGCACAACAATAACAACCCCGGCCCACGTGGCCGGGTAAACGAAGGAGTAAGCATGAAAAAAGATATAGAACAACTCGAAAAGATTATTAAGTGTGCAACAGAGTTGCAGGATTATATCGGACGATATAACGCACGCCATAACGACACTCACGCTCTTTATGGCTGGGATAATGTTGTCGCTCAGATATGGATCAGCGCTCGCAATATCAGAAATCACATCGAAGAAACGAAGGAGAAAAACAATGAATAACGAAGAATTTTACAACGGCTATGTTGCAGGTGAATCAGACGCCAAAAACGGCGCTGAACAAATGAACTTTGAAGGCCGAACGGTGGATTTTATGGCCGGGTATGAGATGGCCTACTACAACACAAAAACGAAGGAGAATAACAATGAGCTTTGATTCTGAGAAAGAGTGGAAATACGTGCGAATTGCAATGTATTCTAAGAAGTTATTTGAAGAAATGACTAAGGATAGACAGCCAAACGAATGTTTAGCCATTAGCAAGGCAGTAACAGCAATGATAATGTCTGCCTGTGGCTGCACGGTTGAAGCAATTAACGAATACAATGTTAAGAATATGAAACTTGTTGATGAAGTATTCATCAAAAGCGGAGTAAAACAATGAGATACACACTTGATCCTAAATGTGACTTCGCCGAAATCCCTGCCTTTTTTGAGACATGTAAAAAGGTTTTGGATCCGTATGCGAAGCAAGGGAAGTGGGATGACGTGGCCGGACTCGTCTATTACTCAGGATGGCTTCACGGTGTTGGCGACCTGTTCGCTGAGCTGTGTACAACGCCATTTGATGATGTGATGCAAGACGAGCGGCTTATGCGTAACCTGATCTGTATTCAGCGTGGTGTAAACACCGTGATCAAAGCAATGGGCGAACTCGTCTGTTACGATGACGCGGCCAAATTCTTTTTCCGGATCGCCCCACAGATGTTCCCAACCTGCTTTGCAGGCGGTGGAAACATTGGGGAGATCTTCAGAGAATGGCGAAGCATCATCGATACCATGAACGTCTGGATCGCATGGCATGGCGCACCCGGAGACTTTATCCGTGCAAATGTGGACAGCCGTTCACAGCGGCACCTCATCGGCCTTGAAAAGAAGTTCGGGAAGTCTTTGGGTTGCAGTATGGCCGGGCTTGCCGCCCTCTCATACGGCATACTACTCGACCGTGTATTCTGGCCAGCCTACCACAAGATCGAAGACAAGCTGCATGAGGCCGGGATCGTGTATTGCGACGAAGGCTTCAGTAGGAGGATGGGATGAAGATCAACTGTGAATTGGACAATGAGCAGATCGATGATGACTACTACTGTTATTATCAGGTCATGCGTAAAATCTACGGTGAATGGAAAACACACCGTATCCGGTATGAACTGAAAGAGGCTGTTGAAGACATCGACAGTTTCGCATGGAATAACAATGACAAATACAAGCCCGAGGATTGGAAAATCGTTCGGGTCGAAATCAAAACATCCTCAATTATGGCTGATGATGCTATAATTGACCTCTACGTTGAAGGAGCTTAAATCATGTTTAACAAAGTCATTCTCATTGGCCGCGTCGGTGTCAACCCTGAACTGTCCGTGTCTCAGACTGGTACAGGAATTTGCAAATTTACCGTGGCCACGACGTCCGGCTTTGGAGACAAAAAACGCATAGACTGGCACCACATTGTTTGTTTTGGGAAGCTGGCCGACTCCATGAGCAAATACGTGCAGAAGGGCACGGTCGTGAATGTTGACGGCACAATCCAATACTCAGACTATGAGAAGGACGGCGTAAAAAGGACATATACGTCAATCCTTGCCAACAGCATCAACATTATCTCAGGTGGAAACTTTGGGAAGGGTGACGCTCCGCAGGACGTCACGGGTACGTCTCCCCAGCCGACAGCTGCCTACCCGTCGCCGAGCGATGTGACCTTTGGCGGATCGTACGATTCCGACATTCCGTTCTAAATTCTGAACTGTTCGGAAATTCCGAACAGTTCATTTGACAAGGAGGTTAAACATGACAGTCGATGAATGTTATGGTTTCTGGCGGTACATGATCAGCGCTTATCATGTCTTTTCCCTACTTAGGGATAGAGACGGGATCGGAAAGGAAGTTGCACGGGTATGGGCAGATATATTCAAGGATTTCTCAAAAGATGAGGTTTTTAGAGCCTTCAAAAGAGCTTATTCGGATGATCCTGTGAACATGCCAGGAGCCCCTATCATTGCGGATATTGTGAAGTACGAACGAAAACAAGCCGCAGAACGAGAAGAGATGCGCAGACAGGATGAGGAACGAAGAAAAGAAGCAGAACGGGAAAAAGATCCAGAATACCAGCGACAAAAAGCTGAGAATATGAAACGACTTCAGCAGATGATGAAGGAGTTTCACGATGCAGTCACCCCGGATTATCTCAAAAACAAAGACAAGTAAATAGACATGGAGGTCAGGCCAATGATGATCGATCGTGATACGCCGGATTTTATGGAGCAGGTTGTTATCGGGTGCATTCTGATTGATGGAGGCGTTTTTGGCATCGCTAAGGAGTCGCTCGAACCTGGTGACTTCTTTAACGAGCGGTGCAGGCGTCTGTATTCAGCGATGTGTGAACTGTCAAAAAGGGGAGATCCGATAGACGTCGCGACCGTGGCCATGATGACGGTCGGAGATCCGATGTTCACGCACGAATGCTGTTCGGCCTACCTCTTTGACCTTCAGTCGCTCGTTCCGTCCGCAATGGCAATTCAATACTATGTAGACAAGGTGAAGGAGCGCGCGAAGCAGGTGCACGCCAAACAGGTGCTTTTTGAACTCCAAACTGCCCTCAATAGGCCGAGCATTGAAAACATCGACACAACACTTCTTGACTATTCTGACAAATTGGCCGAGATTACCATCGGTGGAAAACAGCCGTGGTGCGACGGCGCCGATGCCATTGACAAGGCCGTAAAAGAGGCTGTACGAGCCTCACAAGGCCAAATTAAGGCGCTCAAAACTGGCTTTAGTGCGCTGGATGAGATCTTGGCTGGTGTCCGTGGTGGAACGCTCAACATCATTGCGGCGCGGCCAGCTATGGGCAAGACAGCATTTGCATTAAATCTGATGATGAACGTGTTAAACAACCAATCTTCTGTAAACCAGTGTCTTTTCTTCTCGCTCGAAATGTCCGAGGAGGAACTTGGCCAGAGGTTAGTGGCTCAATTGGCAAAGGTTGACGCCCAAAAGGTAAAGAATGGTAATCTTGACAACGAAGAACTGAACAGCATGTTTGCGGTGAACGAAGAGTATAGCAAACACATGCGAGATCGAATCACAATCGACGACACTCCATCGATTGAGATAATGAAATTGAGAGAGAGAGCAAAAAACATCAAAAAAACAAGGGGACTTTCATTCATTATCGTTGATTACATTCAGCTTATTCGTTCGGAAAACAGACGGAACGGGACAAGGGAACAAGAGGTCGCCGAAATATCACGCGGATTGAAGGCTCTTGCAAAAGAGTTGGATGTACCCGTTTTTGCCCTTGCACAGCTGAATAGGGCTCTTGAAAGCCGGACGGATAAGCACCCAACACTTTCAGACTTGAGAGAATCCGGCAGCATTGAGCAGGATGCAGACTGCGTAATGTTTATTCACCGCGAGGAATACTACAACCCAACTGCAGACAATCACAATCTGGCTGAGGTGATTGTTGCGAAGCACCGATCTGGCCCAACGGGTAAAGCTACACTGCACTGGGACGGCCAATATACAAAATTCTCAAATCTGGCATCTTTTGATGATCAGTTTTAAAAAAAAACATAAAACGAAGGAGAAAAAACGATGAATACGAATGAACAGTCGGCATTTATTTTCCCTAACCAACAGGAGCAACAGGAGAAAGTAAGCGAGTTTTTATGTCCTGAGAAAAAGGCAAAAGAAAAAGCGCGCGACAAGGATTATCCGAATTTTACCCGCATGAACGTGAGAATCCCAAACGATTTATATGACAGATTGAAGGAAATACCAAAAAGACGGTATATATCAACAAACGCCCTTATTGTTTCGTTGCTTGAGAATTGGATAGAAGAAACAGAAAAGAGCCTAAACAATAAATAGACTGGATTGAAGCTGTCGAAGCGGAGGAGGCGGAGAATGGAAAAGATTGTTGACGATGGAATCAGGAACTGGCTTGAGGCTGTCGAAGAGGAGGAGGCCGGGAATGAAACAAATCCTGATACCGCAATCAATCACCCACAAAACGAAGGAGAACAGCCATGTTGAAACTATTGCTTTGCATCCCATCTGCACTGCTCGGGATTTGCCTGCCGTATGCGGTAGCCTACTGGATCGAACATGCTGACGATGATGACTAGAGAGACGCCCCTGATGGGGCGTTTTTCGTATGCAAAACGGTATAGGTAAAGGGGAAACAAAAAAGTAGAAAAAAGTAGAAAAAAGTTGACTATCAAAAAAGAGTCTGGTATACAGGGAACAACAAAGGCGGGGAACGGTTCCCCACCATAACGAAGGGAGAGTTGGCCATGATGATGACAGGACACGAAATCTTTTGCAAAGCACACCAGATCGCTCGCGAAACTCGCGCCGCCTATGTCACATACCGCGCCGCTTTTTCCGCAGCACTTAAAGGGGTTTATGCCATGATGAAAGACACAGAAAAAACGACTGCTGAGAAGCTCGAAGAACTTGGCGTTGAAGCATGGGAGCGTGGCGATATGAAGCGCTACTACATCAATGATGATGTGCTTGAAGCCGTTTTTGGCCTTAGAATTGACCGCTACAAAACCGGCAACATCTGCTCCGCAAGCCTCAATGGTGAAGGGATCTCCAATGGCAAGGCTTATAAGCTGATCGGTCGCAAGATCTTTTTTGATGCAGTCAAGGATGAGTGGATGCAGACGACTGAGTATGGCACACGTGCTCTTAATGACACGCTCAGAGACTCTCTGCGCGTCTAGGACATAACTGCCGGCGTCATGCCGGCACAACGAAGGGAGAAAAAAAAACGATGCTAGCAAAAGATTTGATTGCAGTGCTTCAAACGCTACCCCCTGATACTGAGGTTTGCGCGCTCACCCCGAAAAAGAATCTGTCGCCTTGGGTGTCGCTGTGGCAAGCCTATCCGCACGGTCGCCTCGTCCTGCAAATTGTGGGAGTGGACGATCTGCTGTGCGGCTATTACAAGGTGCAGTATTGCGAGGACGGAGATTTTGAGTGACAACTGCCTGGCGTTAAGCCCGGCTAAACGAAGGGAGAAAAACTATGAGAAAAACATCCTTTGATGACGTGTGCAAAGTCGTGCTTGAAAGAGTGTCCACTCCTGAGAGTGAACCATTTTATAAGTCTCTTGGAGACTATAAGATAAAAGAATATACAGACAAAGAATCTGGAAACTTTCATGTTGTTTATGCAGCATACCATTTCTTTGAGAATCTTTCAAAAACATATTCGATTTTTGTGGATATAGAAAGATTAAGCAATGAAACACGTGTACATGTTAGCAATACAACCTGTGGTGAGGTGGCGTATGTTATTGTACACAACGATAGAGAATGCAATAAAACAGAAACTGAGACAATATCATATTCATGCGAAGATATATTAAAAGAACGTGTATTATTTGCAATGTATCTTTTCGCGAAAGATATTGAAAATCACATCTGATATATTTCAGCAGATCTATGGTTTATTAAATCGGAGGCTGAATAATGGGTGGAGCTGGTAGTGGACGGCGTAAAGACGGTGCGCCGTCCGTAAAGAAAGACGATGGGCTGAAAAAGATATTCTGCAAACTCTCTCAGGAAGAGCTTGAGTTTATGCAGGATTATGCGAAGTGCAAAGGGATGTTTTTCGGTTCGCTTTGCAGGAAAGCAATACAGGAATTTATCGAAAGGACAAAGAAGAGCATGGAAAGATATACAGTCACGGTGCAGACGATTATCGGTGGTGAATGTCGTCCGACTGTACGAACCAGTTGTAAGGATTTGGCTGAGGCTGTCAGGCGCTTTGTTTTTGAGGTGAAAGCCGCAAAAGAGGAAGTTGCACGTGAAGACCTCCGGCTCGTGGGTTGCGATATCGACATCTATCTGGAGGTCGATGGCTGCATGGGGTCTGATATTCCATTTGAGGCATCTATGCGGAGACTGGTCAAATCAAAGATTCCAAAGATCTTTGTGTGGGATAATCGAGAAGGCACTCACGGGAAGCTGATAGATGATATTGATTCTCTGGAAGTAAAGTCATGGATATGCTGACCGTTGTAAGCCTCACTGACAATTTGAGTCGTGGACGTGGAATTGATGCTAAACTCCTTAGGACAAAAGAAATAAGTTCAACCATTTTAAAACTAATGAATATAAAATTAGAAAAACTGTAATTACCAGCTCAGACATCATCACAGGCGAAACATTCCCATTGCTTGAACACCGTGAAATGAACGCGAGATAATTTGGACAGCGGGACATTTGGACAGCTCAAATCCTCTCCATTTGCCCGCTATCTTTTTTTTGTCCTTTGGACAACCAAAAACACACACGCCCGCAAACGCCTTTATTTATGCCTTCTAGCGCGATTTGCCTTAAATATTGACAAATATATCAGTAGAGACAGCACCGCCTTATTTCGCGCCGTTTTGCCGCGTTGACACGGGTGTTTGTCCTGATCTGTCCAAATCTTGACTTGGACAACTAAACCGATCTATCCATGCCCCTGCCGGGAAAGGAGCCCGGCCACGCACAAATGAAGGAGTAAAGGCATGGACTACCCACACATTAAGGGCCTCGCACGAAAGAGGACTGCCAAAGGATGGCGCTACATCCTGACCATTGATCACAAATCGATCACAGTGCCCGTAGTCGAAGGGGATTCGGATGTTGAGTTTCTGCGTAAAGTCAGCCAGGCACGTGAAACACTATTGGGCAGAAAAGAAAAAACGATCATGGATTGGCTGGATGAATACGCCACTTTCCGGCAGCTCACGCCCGGCACCATTGATGCATACAGAGGGGTCGCGAGGCATTTTTCTCTTGTAGATGATGACAACCGAAAAGCTCTACATGAGATACTTAAAGGCCCCTACAAAATTCAGACAAAGAAGCAGTATGTCAGTATTGTCAGGTCGCTCTTCTCATGGATGATCTCACACGGCGCGCCAGTCGCCAATCCTGCACTCGACTGCATGGTGAAGGGGGAGCATCAGCGTAACCGCGTTCTCACACCTGAAGAGATGCAGAAACTCCGCGACTATGCGGAAACATGGGTTATAGAAGAGCCACTCTACACAATCTATATACTCATCATGATCAATACTGGAGCCAGATCGTCCTCGGCCCTGCACACACGTTGGTGCGATTTGGATGAACAAAATCGCCTGCACCTGTACAACCAGAAAGCTCAAAAGCCATACGACTACTCAATACCAATTGTTGACAAGCGACTAATACAGCTGTGGCGAGCGCTCGAAACCGTAAATCCAAAAAAAGAGATGTATGCACATCGGGAGAGAGTAAAAAAACGGTATGCAACCCGGCTTGGTGGGTGGATGCATGAGACGTTTGGGCAGGATGATAACGGGGAGTGGCTTTCACCTCACAGCCTGCGACACACCTTCGCAACGAACGCACTTCGGGCAGGCGTTCCACTGGAGGTGGTGAGTAAGCTCTTGGATCACCGCTCACCGGCCACGACCATCAAAGTCTATGCCCGATTCTCCGAAAGCCAGATCGACGACGCAATCAAAAAAACTTTTGGATGATTTTTTCTATTGCATTCAACGAGTAAAACAGCTATTAAAAAACTTGTCGATCATTAGAGAAATCCTTTTGGAAAAGAAAAAGCCCCGGGCATTGAACTCGGGGCTTTTTTTTATTCTACCGAGGTTAGAAGGGTTTGGGTTGTGCCTGTTGTTCGCGGCGCTTATCGATCTCCCGACATAGGTAGAAAACAGCCTTCTGCAGGTCGTCAATGGCTGCCTGTTCATCTCCCTTATGGCCGCATCTCAGTATGTATTTGACACTATTCCCGAGGCGGAAATTGAGGTTGTACTCCTCAATCACATCTATGGCTTCTATGCCGCCCATACAGTAGTGATCACTGCGTCCATCAAATGCCATTTTCTTCCTCCTTTTTTAGCGCTTCGAGAAGGAAACACCATCCGAGCTTGTTTACCGATGAAACGTCCATTTCTTTCTCGTTGGCCGCTATCTCTTCCGGTTCCGGATTGATCTTATTAAGCTGATTTACACGATTCCACGCCTGAATCATCGAGTAAGCCTGAGACACATAAATACGGATGTCATCCGGCCAGTGCTCAAACCAGTTTGTCGAATCAATATCCTTGCAACACAGGTAGGCCCCGCGCAAAAAGTAACAGAGCCGGTCGAAGTCTGTTTTGCCGTACTTTTCAGAACGCCATTCGGCGCATTTGCCATCCATCTTTCCAACAACCTCACGCCGTACAGAATGAAAGCATGGACTGACGATCCAACTGTTCAGCATCTCCGGAAGCAGCATTCCAGGGCAGGATCATGTCATGGCCCAACTGATGCAGCACGAATCCGGTCGGTTTCCAGCCCAGCTCACGATTTGCACGCTGAATCACTTTCCCAGCGCATGACGCACCCAAACGGTCGCTTGTACTGCCAGATCGGAAAAGGGGCATCTGGTCATAATAGACCTCGCCCGGTTTCCACATCTGCTCCAGACGCATCATCAGCTCATAGGCCTCTTTGTAATTTTTGATATAGCCATCAATTGCGTTAAAGAAACGCATATTCTGCATATTCATAAAAATTACATAGCGGCCTATCTTTAATTGCCAGCCCATCGGACAACCGATCAGCATATCTATATGGCCCAGTCTCGCCGCAGGTATGCCGCCGCATACCACCATATAACCAATCGCCTTGTCACGGGGTTTTTGTTCGTCGAAATAGTCCATATACACCTCGCGGATCGCGTCGATCTCACTAGGGCATAGTTCGGACAGACTTTTATTCTGTAATTCTGAAAAGTTTTTCATTTGTACACCTCGATTTATGCTATAATTGCAGGACGGATAACAAGCCTCGGAACTCCGTCATTATCAAGCTGTACATGAATTTCCGCGACCTCACATTCGCTCAGCTGGCCGGGAAATGAAACAGTAACCTCGGCACTAGGATCAAGCCATTTATATGCCGATTGTATGTTTTTCTCTAACTCTTCGATTGTCATTGCCTTCCATGCCTCAACAAATACGTAAATCGCCTGCGCAATAAGCTACAATGGCCTTCCGTGCCCATTCGAAGCCGTTTGCAACAACTGCATAATAACCGTTTTTATTTAACATGGCTATAACTTTTTTCTGATTTTCCGATACTTTCCCGCCTTTAACTTTTTTCATTTCGATAAATAATCCGTGTTTATCCCCCTTCGGGTAAGCGAGGAACAAATCTGGCACGCCGGAACGAACGCCCTCGGCTTTTAATTTCACCGCCGCCCCAATATTTGTACGTGCGCCGTTCGGTATAGCGAAAAGGCACTCTTCTGGAATATCCCACTGCCTGCATGAGAGTGCCCACCACTGCATCAGCATCACTTGTTCATTATGTTCTTCGTGATTATTCATTGTCTTTAAAATTAAGGGTTCTTAAAGGCTTTGAATATGATTCATATCCTGCCCATGTTGTATCTTTGTAGTCGGGATTATACACCGATGGGCAGAAATGTCCATAATCGTCTGAATAACTGAACGAGTCGGGATTTGCGCAGGTAATTTCCTGCAACATTTGACGAAACATCGGATAGCCTGATTTACGCTCCCTTATAACGAGGTCGAGCCGGGCAAATCCTTTTTCATCAAGATATGAAAGCAGTTTTTTCAACGCCTCATCAAATGATTCGCTTGTAAACACGGTATTGGCCACGGATTGTTTTATGTCCATGACCTCATACGTCATCGTATGCGGGTTCATTAATATCCCCCATGATGTTCGCAGAGCCAGTCCGTTGTTTTGATGTATGCTTGTGCGGCGCAATAATCTAGGTCGCCGCTTTGAAAGCTACAGATCGTATTTGACTGGTCAACGGATACACGTTCCTTAACCTCAATCACCCAGTCGGTTACTTTGTTGTAACCAACTGAAAGATTGAGAAATTTGTAGTTGTCTTCAACGAGTTTACAGAGTCGCTCTAACATCATTTCAACAACTCCTCATATTTCCTGTATCGTTCCCAAGCATCTTTATGATAACGAAAAACCTTCACAGGCATCAAAACACCATTGTCATGTTTTACAGTTTCATCAACATCTTTTATTGGTGCAATACCAACTTCTTTTGAAAATTCTTTTAATTTCTTCCAGTCAGGCTTGTGATCATACTTACTAATCCATTCAGACTTCATAACACTTATGGTCATCCAATTTTTGCCACGGCCAACAGCATCCTGAAGCTCGTTATTTTCTGTTTGAAGTTCCGTATTTTCTGTTTGAAGCCGCTCACTCTTGTTTTTGTAATGGTTGCGGTTTTTGGTAATGCCACCACACTTTCCATTGTCGTGACAACGGTCGTGTTTGTGCTTTTGTCGTTCGTCTGATAGTTCAATCTCTTTTTCACCGAGTGCGGCCAGAGCCTTTTGCTGTTCCTCTAGTGCTTTTTGCTTTGCCTCGTAGGCATCAGCCCAAGCTCTCGCGGCCTCTGCCGGGTTTGAAAAGTCTGGAATGGCCTGTTTGACTTCATAGCGGCCAGTTCTACGGATAGACGGGATGATCTCGTCGGCGACTTTCGCTTGGAAGGCTTCAGCGGTTTCGTTCTTTGCTTTCATGCAAAGGCGGTAAAAGATGTTCTCGGGAATGTAGTAATCATGCTGGTTTCCGCTTTGCTCCACTTGTGGAGCAAAACCCAAATCATTCAAAAACCCTTCGACACGAGACCATCGGGCTTTTGTGTACTCCTTTCCGTTTTGAACAGCGACCTGAACAAACCCTAGCCCTCTCACCACGTCTTCGATGTGCAGATAGGCCACACCATCCTGCTCGTATCCACGAACACCATTAAAAACCTGTACTAATTCATTCATTTTTAGACTCCTTATTCATCCATGTCGGCCAGTTTGTCTTCGAGCTTGTTGATCTTTTCGTGGAGTTTATCCACTGTCGCCTCGATCTTTTCACGCTTACTCTGCTGAGCTTCTTCTTCCTTTCGGCTATCTATGAACGATTGCACAACGTCTGTCCGCACCCCGTCCATATACTTTTCCACAGCCGCAGAAAATGCAGTTGCCACCATATCGAAATACCTCCGTGACATTCGGCTGCCGTCCTCAAGGTCGCACTCTTCGGTTGTTATATCGTCTAAGAATGACAACACCTCTTCAACCGCCGCATTGAACCCGAGGATAAACCCGGCATCCATCGGCTCCATGTCTTTAATGTCGGCATACTCGTCCGCCATATCGTCTATGCTTATCATGTCCATGCCCCTATTTGTTTTGCTCACGTTCTGCCAGTGCTTTCAGCCCGTCCAGTTCGATCTCAGCTGTTGGCTTGATCAAACCAAACCTCAGCATCCGCTCTTCGATTCGGTAAATGGCCGTCTCCACATCATAATAGCCTGTAAGCGTTTTGTATAAGTCAACATACAGATTGTCTTTAAGCAAAACGCTATACATTCTTTTGACGTGTAACAACTCATCGCGAATCAATATCAGTTTCTCGCCTTCGTCGTTCATGTTTTCCACGCCTGTTATACTGGTCGTCGTAGTCGATCTCATCCCATTCCATAGAATCTTTTATTGTCTGACGCTTATCAGGTGTCTCATTCCGTGGCCGGGCTTTACCCTAGTTACGGTCGAATTTTCTGTCTTTTTGCATTAGTATTTTGTCCGAAAGTGTTTCGGCATCCGCCTTTTTAAGAGCCTTTTCGGCACATACCAGTAACTAATCATTGATTGCCTCCACGTATATTTTAGGTAGGGTGTAGAACTCATGCCCCTGCTTGTCTTTTATCTGAACTGGAATGCCGCCCCTGAACTTCATCAAATACCACTCACCCGGCTTTATGAAGTCTGCGACCTGATCAAATCGGCCCCAGACACACTTTGAACGGTCTCGGAATCGATAAACAGTGCCATCAAAAAGGCATTCCACTTCACACTGGTTTTTTCTTTCCTTCCACGCAGTAATGTTGTTCGCCATTACGGATCCTGTTCATCAGGTGTCTCGTCGTCTGGGATAGAGTCAACGATTGTCTGAATCCAACCGCTATACACAAGGGCGTCTGCCGCAACAGCCGCACGGTCGTTTGTTGGGTCGGCGATTCTGTCACGGACGTTCACACCGTACTGAAAAAGGAAATTGGTGGACGCCTCAATGGCATGAATAATTGCTGTACATTGTTCTTTTGTCATTATTTACCTCCTTATTCCCAAAGTTCGTAAATACATTCAGCAGATTTTGCAATGCTGGGCAACTCATACGGCGAATAAATGAATGTAGCTCCGTTGTTATCGTTCTTAAATAAAACACAGTAACAACTCGGCTCGTCGTCTGTTGTTGGAATAGGCATGAAGTATGGTAGCCCACCACGACCTTCATCTAGTCCCAACACACCAAATTTTTTATTCAACTCGTTATGCGAATGCACGCACGCATAAAAGAATCTTAATGCGGTTATAAAACTCGTTGCATACGCATTGGCAGCGTAATCATTCTCTTTATAATCTCTAACCTTTATGTCCATACACCTATTAATGAAGTCTTTAACGCTGATCCAATCAGTAAAATAATCAATAGGCGCCAGCACGTAGCACCACGCAAAAATTTCTTTGCCTTCGGTATAGTCAAAATACTCTGGAGTTTTTTTAAAGTCCATTTTTCAGTCTCCGTCTGTTTGCAGATACAATAAAGGGCAGGTTGCCCTGCCCATGAAAGTTACTTCGCAGGCCGCGTGCGCTGAACCGGTTGCTGAGGCTGTGCGGCAGGTTTGGCCGCCGCCTCCCGACGACGCAGGTTGTGACCCATGATCGATGCAATAGCACCGACCGACTTATTAAGGGCGTGCAGCTCCTGTGCGATCCGTTTTACCCACTGGGCCGATTCATCCGAAGCACCGCCTACACCACCAAACGCCTGACAAAGCGCCTGAAGCTGGGCCAGCTGATCCTCGTCGAGGTTGTCCTCTTCGTCTCCGGCTTCGATCTCGGGCTCTTCAACGACACGCTGGGGCTCCGGCTCCGGCTCTGGAGCCTGAACAACACGGGGTTTACGATATTGCGCTTTATTCACTGATTTAATTGCCATGATGCAGACTCCTTACTTTGATTTCTTTGTTTTCTTGACAACGATTTCAGGCGCTTTCGCAGGAGATTTTTTTGCGGGTTTTGCAGGTTTTTTATCCTTCTTGTCCGCCTTGTATGCCTTAAAGACGATCACATCGTGGGCCGGGATGTGAATAGTCTCGCCAGTTCTGGGATTGCGCCCGTCCCGTTCCTTCTTATGAACGACGCTGAACGATCCGACACCCGGGATCTGTACCCTGTCTTTTGGATTCTGCAACGCATCCACAACGATCTTGAATACCTTGTAATAGACTTCTTTTGCTTGTTTGAGCGGCATGTCAAATGCTTCACTCAGACGTTTCGACGCCTCTGCTACTGTCAGACTCATGTTTCTCCTCCGGGGTAAAAAACACTCTCAAAGCCTCCACTTTCGATGCGCAGACGTGGAGGGCGTAAAGTAAATCACTCGCATAGATCGCGAGATCCCTGTTTGTTTCCATTTGAGTCGGTTCGGGTATTGTACAGGGTTCGATAAGGCTCGGTGGCGGCATTATATATTCCGTCCGTACAGATGTTGAATGCGTCGCGCACCCCATCAGGCAGAGGCTCATCGAGCCAGTCACGATCCGAATCAAGGATCTTCTCTGTCCGGTCCGCCTTCTCATTTCCTGCCCTCTCTAACGCCGCGTTAGCGGCCTGAATAGCCTCGTAAGAACGCCCCAAAATTTCGCGTATTTCGGCGTTTTGTGTTTTGAGGTATTCCAACTCGGTTAATACCCGTTCCGTTTCCTCACGGGCCGTTTTTGCGGCTTTCTGGTAGTGATTTGTTGACGCCAACAAAACGGCAAACAACAGCACCGCCAGACCTATGCCAACGCCCCACACTTTCCAATTGCTCATTGCCCTAACCGCGACATGATCGGATGCTCGCGAAGCACACGAATTTGACGGTAGAGGTCGGATGCCTCTTCCTTTAACTCGTCCGCGTTCATATCCTTATTCACATCCAAGTTAATCACGTGTGTATATCTACGCATACTCTCAGAAAGCGTCGAAAGTTGGTCGTCGAGATCGCGCAGATACTCAATGGGAATACCGGCTTCACAGTCACGACCACGGCTCTTAATTCGTTCAAGCGCCACCTCGGGTTTACACTTCAGAAACACAACGGCGGACGGGTATAATATGCCCTCATCGGCCATAATCGTGAAAAGCTCGGAATAGAGGTTTACTTCTTCCTCGTGCATTGTATTTCCGCGAAGCATCTCTACAAAACACGAATCACCAAACAGGCTTGAATCCTGAACGCAGGAAATACCGTTTAAAGTATATTTCTGCGCAAGTTTCTGCTGTGAAAAGCGCCTGGCAAGCATCTTAATCTGCATTGCGAACGCCCAACGTTTGGGATCTTCGTAATACAGCGGAAGAATCGGATTGTCTTCGACCGGTTCCAACAGCGTTTCACAACGACCTTCACGCTCCTTTATAACTTCACAAAGGTTATGTGTTGTCGTCGTTTTACCGCTACCGATGATGCCCAATACACAAATGTGGAGCCCGCGTGAACGCACTCCACGTGATAAAACATCCTCTTGAATGCTCATTATTACATCCTTGTGTTTATGTTACAGCCGCACTCCCTCTAGCACTTATTTAGGGAATGATTGAATTATGCCACAGGCAATCGCAGATGCAACCTTTTTCTGGAAGTCAGGATCAAATAATTTCTCGCATTCTTTTGGATAAGATATGAACCCGCACTCCACAACAAATGCTGGTGCTTTTGTGTGTCTAAGTACATAATAAACACTGCTCGTTTTTACTCCCCGATCCTTGAAGCCAGTTGCTTTGACGAGTTCTTTTTGTATATTTTCTGCAATCTCAGGTTTTGAACAGGTAGGCCACTTGTATGTTTCGGCGCCGTGAACAGTAGGATCTTTGCAGGCATTGAGGTGAATTGTAATAAAGGCGTCGCAACGCTCTTTATTGCATATCTCACAACGTCTTTGAAGGGTAACATCGACGTCTGCTTTACGGGTAAGCACAACGTCGATTCCCTTCTCTTTGAGCATATTTGCCACGTGTAAAGAGATGTCAAGCGCTGCATCTTTTTCTTTTCGACCGTAGTAACAAGCTCCAACTCTAGTCCCTCCGTGTCCTGGGTCTATACAGATTCTTGTCATTGTTTAGCCTCCTTCTTTTCTTCGGCAGGTTTTTCCTTTGCCGAAAGTTTCACCTTTGCATCGCCCTTTTCGATCTCGACACTTGCACCACGAAGCCACCCGTTGGCCAGCGCCTTCTCGACGGTACGAAGTACAATGTACAGGCCGCCTATAATCAGGCCGCCCAAAAGAATCGTTTTCCGCGCTTCATCAGACAGTACATCGAAGTCGATGACCGCCCCAATCAGCAGGGCAAGGACAACGACGACAACGCACCATCTGTAAGAGATATATTTCGGAGCCTTCTTGTTCAAGATTGGTAGTCCCACGCCAAAAAGAAGAATAAATACAATGAGAATGATTGTGGCAGGTGTCGGTTCTATCATATCACACCTCCCTACGCATCATCAGCTACACGTTGAATAAGGGCAGGAACGGTAAAGCCTGCCCCCGGTCTTCCGGAGAATATGATATTGTGTAGCGCTTTGTAGTTTCCTGCGGGCAAATACAAGTTAGAAGTAAAATCATAACCTTGTAACTTAATGCCGCACACAAGAGCCTGCGATGCCGTGATTGCAAACACTTCTCCAACCTTAACGGTAACATTCTCGCCTTTAATGTCACCCGCAAGCAAAGCAACAACAAGAGTTCCAACCGGGCAATCGGCTTTTGTACTGTCTGATGAATTAACTTTTGCGTGCGTGGCCGCCTCGGCAATATATAGACTGGCCTGAGACCCAGACAGCTTCGACAATTTCAAATTGCCGTTAGATTCTCCGTCTGATGCGGAATAATAATACAGATTTCCGGAGTTCGTAGAGTTCGATCCATTACCAACATTCGCATAAAATGTAACATTTCCACTAACGACGAGTTCGCCAGACAAGGTTACTGTTCCTAAACCTGATCCGGCACTTAATAGAATGTTACCGCCTGAAAGAACATTAATATCCTCTGTCGTTGTCCCAAGTATTAATCCAATACCTGTATATTGATTAAACTCAATCGTGCTTGCTGCGCTTGAGTTTTTTATTGCAAGGATCTTAAAGCTACTTTTCGTAGAGGTCAGACTGTTTGTTTTCAAATTCGGAGCGCTTGTAGAATAATCCGAAATGGAATCATCATATTCTATTGAAAAGACGGCTTCATCCTCAGAATTTATAAGAAACCAAAGTCCATTATAACTATCATCATTGTTTGCATGTGTAATCCGTAGCTTTGTGTGATTCTCTGGGTCTGATACATCTCCTGCAATCATTTCTAATGCTGCTGTACCATAAGATGTTGAAACATCCCCTTTTATCCCAGCAAGTTCATCTCCGCCATCTTCATAGTATATTCCGTTATAATACATGCCGGAAAATTTGTTTTGCGACATGTTCGTGACATTGAGATGCCCAACAAACGTTTTCTCTCCTCGGATCGTCTGATTATCTCCGGCGGTATCATCTCCCTCTTTGTGCGTCGTGACCGTCCGCTCCTTCAACACGTTGAACTCTGCGAGGGTGCAATAGTTGGCGGTTCCCGTGACCGTGACCGTATCCCCTGCCCCGGAATACACTGTCTCAAATTCCAGACCATACGTATTGATCAGCTCACCCGGGAGCGGAATATGAACGCTCTCGTTGTTACTTGCCACACAAATCACATAGTCGTGGGTAACGTCGTTCGCAGAATGGCCGTAGAGAAAGAAACTCTTTGCCTGTCCGCCGCCCGTACTTGTTCCCGCAATGAATGCGGCACGTGTGAAAACAGACGTATTCGACGCCGACAGGATCGTGACCTCCGTTGTCGATGCCAGTGGGTTGGCAGGTCTGGCCGACGTTGTTGCCGCTGTTGCCGCGTCTGTGAAGTCTGCCGTTGCATCACAGCCCACGATCACGAGTTTATTTGCCGCTGTTGCTTGTGCAAGAAGTTCAAGCCCCTTACGGGTAATAGTCATTACATCAAACATAGTTCAGCCTCCCAATTACGATTCAGTGTATTCTGTCCACGCACTCTCTTGTGTTATATCCGGATTAGACGCATCCCAGCCGCAGTAAATGGCAACGTGCACTGTCAGATCAGAGCTTGCATTTACTCTGTTAAAGATATACCCGAAAGATGAGTCAGTTATATTACGAACTGTCAAATAGTTTCCACCTGCAACTGTTGAATAAACAGTTGGAACAACATGATTGCTTCGATTTTGCAAATTCACAGACATTAAATCGACTTTTAATGTGCCCTTACCATAAACATTAGATTCCGAGTTTGGAACATTAAACACATAAATGGATTCAAATGGATATTCCTGCATATTCCCAGAATAATATGTAAGAGGAGTGAACCCAAGTGAAGCACTACGGATTTTGGAACCAGTATAAGTTTCAACATTACAAAGTTGCATTGTAAGGGCATTCGATGTAACATTTCTTCCACCATATTCATAGTCGGAAGCTGCAGTCGAGTTGCTATACTGCGTATTCAAACAAAACATTCCTTTAGTATCATTTGCATTAACGAACGAACTGAATGCAGAGCCAGAAGCAATTGATGTGCATAAATATGAGACGTCAACGGAGGTGTCATCTTGCAGCATAACAATGTCATCACCTTTTATTGCAAAACCGAAATAACATTTAGTTCTTCCTGCAATTGTATTAGAAACGGTTGTATAGCCACTTCCTAAGCCACTTAACGTGCAACCTGTATTTCCGACTGGAAACAAATCTTTTCCCGTGTCTGCACTTCCCGGTTTCGTATCATACGCAATATGTGACTTTGACAATGAATAAAAGCAACAGCAGTTTGATCCAATATAATACGATGTTGACGAGCTTGGTATAGCTCCATATATCTGAGTGACCTGCACGCTTCCAGAATCCGTCCCAGTGCCTGTTGCCTTACAAAGTGTATAGAGTGCAAAGTAGGTGCCTTTGGCCGTATTCTTAAAACAGGTCACGTAGTTGTTTCCAACTGCGTCCAAACAGTGAATATTCCCGTCCGATGATCCAGTCATATCATATTCCCACCCTGCATTAGCCCGAGTATTGGCCGCCATGAATGCAGCAACCCTTGTTGCGTGCAAAAGATGATACCACTGCACATCCGTGAGCGATCCTTTTTGACAAAAACGCCCCTCAAACATATATCCGCCTAATGACATAATGCCTCCATATTGCTTGCTATTACAGTCTTTGTTACAGCGATGACCTCCCACCGCCCGTCTTTACCATACCAGTTTTCTGCATCGTGTAGAGCTGTCGAAAACTCCGTGTAACCATAGTAGGTGTTTTCGTAGTCCTCACAGACGACATGAATAATGTATTCTGTATGCGAATCGCCCTGCGCCATTGTCTAACCCTCCTGTGATTGGTGCGGGCAGTATAGCAAAAAAGCAGGTTTTTGCACCTGCTTTTATTGATACGTGTTTATTTATCAGGTTCCACAGACCTATCTACAATGGCTAGCTCAATTATCTTCCTAAGCGTTCCCATAAACTCTATTCGATAATACGCCTTTGCATGAAGCTCAGAACAGAACATATTGATATACCTATCCTGCCACACATCCTCATTCAGCCCGATCACCTTGTCACAGTATGCGCACCGGTAGTCTGTGTTACTGTCCATCGCTACCATCTCCGGTTAGCTTACGAAGTTCCTCAATAATGTCTATGTCACACAGAATTGCACGATCCTCTATTGAGTATTGATATTCACGCATACCATGCAACTGTCTCCAAAGTGCTTTGATATAGTCCTCTTGTTTATCTGCTGTATAAAACAGGCTGACACGCAACGCTTCTTCGAGACGTGCTATACTTCGCCTGAGATATGCGTATTCACCAACCAGTCTCACTTGCCACTCATCCGGGTTGCGTATAAGGTTGAATATCTTTTCAAGCTCCAGTTCACTGTCCATTATCTGTCTCCTTTTTCATTGCCTCAGACTGCATAAATGCCCGTGTAATATCATTGAGTGCACGGGCAATATCGTCAACGTAGCACCAACGATATACTTTGCGAGGTATACACTGATCATCGAGAAAACTACCGTCCATAAATTCAAGCAACTTACATTCAAGATTCACACTGTTGATTTGACAGAAACATTCCGTCATATTCTGCGGCAAATCACCTGTCGCTCCACTCTCCCACGACCCATCACACTTTACATAATGCCATCTGAACATTGATTTTCCCTTTCGTTTAGTGTGTACTGTGTCAAATATCGACTTACCGCACCTCGCACTATTGTTTATTTAGCTCTTCCACGATCTCAGAAATCGGACACCACTTCGGGATCTCATCCCAACTGTAACCTCCGAACTCTGGATCCAACCAGCCATTACAGCCCGATTTTAACATTACGCAGTCAAACACGGATATGTCGCTCACGCACGTGGCACACAAACACCACTCACCCTCTGGCGGATGCTCTGTCCGTCCATCTCTCCACTTCATCCCATACCTCGCACAAAAAAAGCCCCCGACCATTCGGAGGCTCTTATAATAACAAATTGTGGTGATTGTTACAAGCTGTTAGTGTTGTATGATAGCCGCTACTATCGTTTCTCCGTTTGTCGTTTGATCTGCTCTACCAGTCCTCATTATTCGGGTCCCATCCGAGTGTTAAATTGCCGGCGTATGTGCAAATAAAATTGCCATTATCTAATTTCGTACCGGTTGCAAACTGGTATGAACAGCGGAATAAATCTGTGTCCAAGTACCCTTTCAAACCGCTTCCGTTATAGATCCAGTCTGTCTGTGAACCATTGGAAAAAAGACACATTGCAAACGGTATCCACGGTCTGTTATTTGATGTATCATCGAAAATATAATTTGATAATGCAAAATTAAGATTGTTAGCACACGGCGCGACAAATGATGTTGATGTTCGGCTCGCCCACGTCCCATCTGCTCTGCAAACACTAAATCCCCACAAAGCATAATTACCATTAGTAGACTCAGAGGCTAAATAACTTAGATTGGTACTGATAGTTTCACCCCAATCATATGATGTATAATAATTATTACTCTTTGTGAATATACTTTGTTGCTTTTGCAAAACAACAAATCCTGAATTGGTATCGTATGTCTCAGCAATCGTTGACGCAGAGCTACCAAATGTAACAACTCCATATTTGGCTTGAACTGTTGTATCTGCTGATGGAAATGCAAGATCACCGATTATGCGGCCAACTGCGTATAAAAAATTATAAAATTCGTAAATCACATGATTTAGACCATAACCGACACAGTAAGGTGTTGCCCACACACAAAATTTTCTAACCGTTCCTGTTCCCACACGAGTTCCCAAAAATGGCCCATAACTGTAACTATATGCAATATTTGCCGCGGACCCCCACAATCGTGTAGCCTCCGGCGGCAAAAATGACGCATTCACAGTCTGCCCAAAGTCATTAGACGACCCTGCCGGAATCATTGACATAATAAATCCCTGCAACGACAATGGGTTATCTGGACGAGTACTTTGATAACGACGAACAACCCAATCATCATTTGGCATGATCTTTGTTGTGCCGTCTGTGTCATAAAAGGCCATACCATTTGTTGTGCCGTTGCCTTCATCTACGTAAGTTATAAAGAGCTTACATCCACTTGTAGAATTAACCAAAAACAGACCCGGTGCAGCTGTACTACTGGACATTTTCGGGACATCAAAAAAATCAGTAACACTACTATGTCTGTTGCTATCAAGTGCCCACCCGCAGTTACACGCAATGAGATTCTCAGCGAACCCCTTTACGATACTCTCTTCTTTTGTGCGAATATCTGATGCACTCGTTCCAGTTGGAAAATTAGCGTCTCCACCGGTAAAACTGTAAGTCTTGTATTTGAAACCCATAATATACCTCCTTTAAACAGTAACAGGGTTAATGAGATTAGTTTGGCCACGTCGTCTGGTGTGATTGGTCACATGGTTACTCGACTTTGCAAATCACTCGTTGAATTGTATAGGTTTTCGATGTGTTTGTTGTTTCTATTCCTAAAATACCAAGTCCGTTTAAATTAACTATTGAAAGGTACTGATTATCCGATGTTTTCAACTGAGCTAGTGTTACCAACTCATTCTATTTGACATATCTATTCCTCCATGACGCAGTGGACATAGAACCAAACACCATCAAACCCAGACCACTCGAATAATTCCCAATCGTGTTTGTAGTACCATGCTAGACTGCTTGTGTCTTCCGAGTTACCAAGCCACGAGAATGTACCATTCGAGAATGACCATAATGACTGTGGAACTTTGAAGGCTTCAGGTGATTTATGCCAGACTGCACTGTTGCTTGAGCTATCCCAAGTAAACCATAGTAATCTTGCAGGCTTTCCACTATTAATAACGGAACTTGCACTCGAATCGTAGTCGCCTTCCATGTATATAGAATAATTGCCTGTCGTCACATCCGTTCCGTTTGTATTTCTAATTGATGTTATCCAGTTAGCAGTTGAAATTTTATATCCAACAGTAAATCTACGACCACTCATGTGAGGACCATCACTATAATTTATCTGATCTCCTTGAAACACCTCAATAACAGGCCATGTGCTTATGATTGAATCAGGGGTGCTATAATATAACAAATCATGGTTTGTTATATTGTCAAAGTATTCGTCTTTTCCAGTGTATGCAACAATCAATGATTGTGAATAACTTGAGTATGACGGGAACACATAGCCAACAAACGTCCTAACCTCGGTGACCGTATAACCAGCAGGAACATTAACAGTATCACCCCATTTTACTTTCAACACTACCTCTACCGGCAAATGATACCCTATCGAACTGAGATTGTCTGTCCAGTCCGTCTGGGTACCATCGAGGACATAGTAGTAATCAGTACCATCTGAGGTGTATTTGAATGCGTTGTATGGGGTGTTACTGCTGTCATAAACTGTTATGACGGTGGCTGAGGACGAGGAACAGACTGAGACATAAACAACTTCAACCGTGATAGATGAACCAGACACATTCTTTACAGCGAGTTCTCCGGATGAATCCACTAAAGAAAGCAATGACGGATTAATGTCGTTTCCGCCAATAGCATCCATTGCTTTACGCACGCCATACGATTTTGTCGCATCATATACAAACGGTCGCCCCGTTGACCCGATATAGAAGTCGCTATTTGTTGCCCCTGCAGTTATTGTTACTGGGTTGTTGTGCATAATGAATCCACCACTACTCACCGTCGGCAGAGAGGGTGCAGGTGCGTACATTCCACCCATAGGCGGCATCATACCCACAAGAAATATATTATCCACGGTGTAGTAATACGGCTCTATTGGTACTGTAAAATCGGTACGGCTATCAGGCCCAATCATGCCACCTGCAATACGCCAGACGGGAACAGGCGTCGGCTCCGGTGATGCTGTGACGACTACACGTAACCGATCTGCAAAGCAATACTCATCGTCTTCCTGATGCAGACCGGTAAACTCTACATGAAGCACATCCGCCGTTGACTGATACGTCGCAAAGCTGAATGTAGCAGTTGTAAACCGTCCATACATGCCTACTTCCTCAGACGGCATCGGATTCAGTGCTTCAAATTCACAATCTGCATAGTCTGCCTTTGTAGCGAGCGTTCCGTCTGCCTTATAAAGCGGATGAGGTACTCCGTCTTCGATTATTTCCTCGCTCTTATCTGCCGCGAAGTAGAACCACTCCGCATCCGGGTACTGATCAGTCATCCGGAGCTTATACGACAATACCGGTGTAGTCATCGGATCTTCTGCATTGATCGTGATGCGGTCGTTCGCATCTTTGTCGAAGGTGAAATTGCTTGTCTCCACGTCAACGATCCCATGACCGTCATGTGTGTACATACGGGCCAGCGCATACTCGTATTGCTCGTTATAGAGGATCTCTCCGTCCGAATTGACGCAGAAACCCTTGTTCTTTAATCCCGCCACGTCATCCGAGGCAGCTACCGCATACCAGTACATCCCTGACATGATTAATTCTCCTCAAACGTGATTGGTGTATGGTCGTCGTTGAAATACACAATATAGTCAACAGAACCGGCAGGCGGCGGATTGAGTTCAGCCCAAACGATCTCAGTTGCATCCGTAACCGTAAACTGGCCAGTTGCACCCGCAAATATCACGCCTTCGCTTTCTATCGTGTGCCACGTTGTAGCCCCGTCGAATACGATCTCATTCGGGTAAGCCCTACCCGTAATAGCTCCCGAGTCCTTATCCACAAACACAAGGGGAGCCATGCCCGCAACACACCGAACCTGTCCCCACGATTCGTTCATACTCTGGACATTCAAGGTCTGGTAAACCTCGGTCGGGATCTCTTCATAGCGGCCACTACGCCATTGTACATGCGCAGGACAGACCCGGCAGAACCACAGCAAAAACCGCCTGACCTTATCGTCGATCGCGTTGTAGATCTCGATGTTCAGAATGAGGTTGTTATCAGGATCATGTTCATAGACCCAGTTGCCATCCCCAAACATGTCTTTAAGGACTTGTTTGGCGTACGGGTCGGTTATGGCCTGCGTTCCAGACAGGTAAAGGATGATCTGTGCCCGGCGCTCTTCAAGCGTTTCCGTTCCATACAGCTCAATCTCTAACAGGTTTTCCCAATATTGGATCGTGTCGAGGTCGCAGGTCTGAATGAAGAAGTTGGCCAGAATTTGATTTGTGAGTTCCATGTAGGAAGGTTGCGGTTTTTCCACACCGCCTAACACATCGTCCTCGGCCTGCGCCACAGCCTCCATTGACTTCACCTGCCTATATACTGGCGGCAGTAACTCCGGTATGCTATACCAACGCATTTGCTACCCCCATTAGGTGTAATGAATGATTAGGTTCTCTAGCGGCAAATCTGGGATGCCCTGAGATTCGGCTGTCTGCGGTATGGTGACACTGGACAGAGACCACTGCTCATCCCCTTTACGCACCATGCACGCAGTTACCGCTTCGACGCCTTCCACTGCGTCACAGACGACAATGACCTTTGTTGCATAAATCACGATGTCATACTGCGCAAGGTTCCAGAGCCGCATCGTGCCCCAGTCCTCGGTTGTGGACTTGAGATAGGAAACAATGCCGTCATAGATGTCTTGTGTGATTTCCGCCTGTGTGCGCGTATTTGAGGGGGATAGCTTTACATACAGTTCTACACCCATCTCCACAAGCGAAGGCGTCTTAACCACAACCTGAGCGCCGATGGGAGCCATACCGTAGCCGTTTGCTGAAGGCTCCGTATCCCCGGCCTCGGGCGGACAAATCAGGTTTTGTAGGATCGTCAGTCGTTCGGATGAAACCGGAGTCAATTCCGGCGAAACAACCGATATGGCCACCGTTCCGGGGCCGTTCCAACACGGCCAGACCTGACACGCGCCCACACCCTCTTGTGCTAACACATAGTTGCGGTAACTCTGGATATTGCCACCGAAGTCAACACGTACAATAGCCTCCAAATACCGCGCCCGAAGTAACTCATCCGTCTCCTCGTCCACACCGTATTCGTGAACGGTCGTTATTTCGGCCGTAGTTAGCCCTACGGCGAACGATATGAGGGAGAGGCTACCCCTGAGTATATTTGGGTAAGAACCAGCCTCCTCGGCCTCTACAACGCCAAGAAACGGGGCGTCTGGGTATTCCGTATCTGGGCTATTGGCAATACTCACCAAATCGAAATACACCCGGTCACCGTCATCCGTATCTTTAACAAACCGGGTGCCAACTGGGATCTCGATATTGAACCTGGCATTGAGCTGTGCGTAAGTGGCAGGCTTTCTCACAAGGCCGGCTGTGGCCGCGATCTTGTCGAGGTAAGTTCCCGTGGCCGTTGTGCCATACGCCTGCTTCTGGACGTACTCTAGGTTTATATACAAGCCTTCCATTGCCCATGCAGCGGCGGCCAAACTCGTACGGATCAGCGACCCCTCACGTTTATTCAGTGTATCCGGGGTAAGCCCTAACATGTAGTTAAGCAGGATCTCCTGCGTCTTTTCTGATACGTCTATCATTGCCCTATCTTAACCTCCATCGGAACTTTCCCCTGATAGCAGTGGATCGTAAATTCAACCAGTAAACCGTTGTCCTCAAGACGTGTAAACTTCCAACTGTCAATGCTTTCAACCCGGTCGTCTATGGAGAGGCAGTCTTCGATCCTGTTTTTGATTTCGGATTCGATAAACATATCATCCCGGCCAATCAAATCATCCAACGTCACACCGAAATTCTTACCCATGATCGGGTATTTGTAGCGCTCCGTCCCCAAAGCAAACTTGAAGTCCTGTGCTATGGCGTCCATGTTGTCGAGTGGCTCGTTGTTCATGCCCGTCTCGAAGTCAACAACCCATTCAGTGCTAGGATAGGATTCATATTTGACGTATGGCGTTGTTATTTCCATTTTCAGCTCTCCAAATGACAATACGTAGGCAACGTGTGACAGTTTGTCACGGCTTACCCCTCATGGCCCAGGTCATACATACGCGACAACACAATGAACTCCTGCCCGGAACAAACCTTCAGCATAACGACCTTCTCTCCCACTTCGAGCGCCTTGTTAATCGTCACGACGATCTTATCATCATCCGGCTCAGCAGGAAGTTTATGCTCATCGTCCATCTTAAATTCATGGCAGTAGGCATCGAGTACCGTGTCATCTACCGTAGTTTTTGAAGTGAGATCTGAGCTTGCTACTGCAGATCCTTTAACAACTGCTCCTGTTATTGGACATGGAGATTCCGTCACGGTTGAATGAGTATGCCCTTTCAATGCTGAACCGATTGTGTGTGTATGTTTCTCAATAGTCAGTTTTTTCTCAATCACCGGCTCGCACAGAATCAGCCCTTCCTCTGGAATCACTAACCCATTATCCCCAATCTCGATGGCTAACGGATTAACCTTTTTGACTGTCCCATAGAGAAACGAAATCGGATTATTGGCCTGTACAGCCTGAACCGCGATCTGTTGTATTGTATTAAGTAGGTTAGCCATTACTTCTTTTCATCCTTTTCTTTCACATTGACAGCCGGGTTGTTCTTTTTCTTTTCAGCCTCTTCAGCCTTCTTTTTGGCCTTCTGCTCTTTGCGCTTCTTTTCTTCAGCGGCACGCTCCTGTTCACGCCGTTTCTGTTCAGCCGGATCGACTTCCCAGTCTGTTGGATCGTCAATCCATTTACCCTGGTCGATGCGCTTATTATACACATGAATATCTGCGACTGTGTCGGGTGTATCTCTCCAGAACGTCCGCACTTCCATGCTCATTGTGTGCTGCCCGTCTGCGAACTTATGCTCAATACTATCTATAAGTACCTGTTGTTTTCTCGACACGGAGTCTTTAAGCGTCGGGAAATGGATTGTAATCATCATCCCTGCCCGCAGACCTAATACGCCCAAAGCCTCAATAGACATGGATTTAAATGGGCGATCTTTCATCTCTAAGAGCTTTCGGGCCTTATCTTGCATCTTGACATTCGTCATGGTTTCGTCACACGATTCCATCATGCAAAGATGGCCCCACCGCTTTACGTTTGCTTCATCTTTCGCGTCAACAAATGCCCTGCCACCTACTGTCTGAGATTCACGGAAAAGCGCAACCTCGTTGAACGTGTCATCATCAATGGACGACGTGAAATTATAATCCGTGGCCAGAGACTTTTCACCGACTAACACGTCGCTGATCATGTCTTTGGCCTTCATCAAATATACTTTGTCGTTTTCCGAAAAGAATACAAGCACTTCGCCAGTTATAATAGTCGCATTTTCTACCAGTTTTGCTATTACATCCAAACACGACTCGTTATCCACAGTCAGTGCATAACCTGTGGATGGAATATCCACAAGGGATCCGATCTTTATCTGGTAACGGTAGCACATATCCTCAATGACCGTTCTCGGCTGATAATCCATATAATAATACATTGAGAACGGGTTTTTGAGATACCGGATGCAGTCGTATGCAGTAAAGTTCATTTCATTCCATGAACTCAATCCTTCTTGGAATACGTAGCCAATAAATACAGTATAGCCATCGACACGGAACCGGCAGGTCGCACCTAATGGCGGCCTATTGTCGCCGATATTAGGCACCGTCCCCGTTAATACACCCGCAGACGGTGTGCGTTCCGTCTTATATGATATATCAGACGGGTAGTATTTCCAGATCTCTCCTGTATCCGGATTCTCAAATGTCAGCTCCATGTCTAGCATAACAACTACCTTACAAAGGTTGCGTTTCGCTCTATTGTATTCTGAATGTTATTCTTTGTACAGGATGATTTGCTCACCCAACCTAACCCCTGACAGAATACACGATCATACCCGGGTAAGAGAGACGGTGGCAAAACTCTCGTGATTTGAGCATTGACATGGTTTAGCTTCGAGACCTTCTCCCGGCGCTCCTTCTCCTCGGTGACTTCGGGTGATTCGTCCGTTTCATAGACCGGCCCATTGATGATGACCGGATCACCAACGCAGAATTCATCCTCGGGGACAGTCCGGTTTGTTTTTACCGTCAAAACGGATGTCTCTTCATTCTCGCTGATCTTTTCCACAGACTGAGGAGACGTGTCGCGGTATTCTGATAGTTCCAATGAGTAGTAAATATCCCCAGGTTCCCCACCCTTATCCGTCGTCGAAAAGCTCTTTATGATGGCATTAAACTCACTCCCATCATATCCGGTTGTCTCCTCGTATTTGTTAATGGAGACTTTGAAAACTGTGCAATTGGTAAGCAGCGACGTAAAGAATTTGACATAATCCTGAGGCTTATACCAGTATTCGTGAACGGACAACGGCAGGTATTCCATGCGCGGAAAAAACGAGCTTATAGATAGGTTAATCAGTTTTCTGCGGCGCGGAATAATCACTTCACCAATACCGATCAGGTTATAGGTGGATTGTTCCCCTTCTAAGCCAATCGTTACCTCAGTAGGATTGACAGGAAGCGCTATACTTTGTTTCGTTGTTTTGATGATTATCTCATACCAATCATCGCCCCAGTACGGCATATCACACCTCCAAAATAGTCTAAAATTAGTCTAAATGTCTAAAGCGAGTTTAAGTGAATTTAAGTGAATTTTTAAGTGAGTTTACGCAATGACTTTCACAAAATTACGCAAGATTACGCAAATGACTTTCGCAAAATTACGCAAGTTAAGGCGACCATTACTGATAATTTGTCAGAAATTGTCACCTTAACTGACCAACTACCCGGCATTACCGTAGTAAACGCCTGCACTGCGCGCCGACTCCTCTTCAAGCGTCCTCTTTACAGCCGCTCCGATGTCCTGAGCGCTAGCCTGGCTCTTAACCTGTACATTGACCGTCGGTGTAAGTTGGCGAA